AACGAACGTGTCCACAGCTCCAGCCGCAATAGGCATAATCGTATCTCCGGCAGCAAGTGCGTCATCTCCAACAAGGACTACATAGCCCTCGGTAAGACCCCAAAAATACTTCCCGGAGGCGATAGATGCCCCGGTGTCGTTTACACAACGAGCCTGTTTGGTAGACCCGTCTGTAACCACAACGGTTTCGCCAATCGTGCCCTCGGCCCCGGCGCTCGTTCCGTCAATCGCGGAAAACATACAGGCCGCTCCAGCGGTGATCGTATCACCGGCCTTGAACAACCTATACTCGTTTCCCTTGTAGTAACGGACAGCACCGTAGTCAGCCGCAAGGTCGGTCCGAGTCGCGGACGTGGTAGTGATACCGCGCCCGTACACAACTTGTGTCATCGCCATTTGTTGTTCACCACCCTTCTTGGCGGGGGATAAGCCCCCACTCGGACTTAGGCATTCGTGTCGCGGTTGAAGCCAGCCTTGAAGAAACAGGTAACAGCCGGAGCATCGTTCTCAAGAGCGATACCGCAGGCATTGTTCCCGAGTCCGCTGGTTGCTTCTGTGAAATTAATCACCAGGCCGTTTGCGTTAGGCATGATCGTAGAACCAGCCGTAACATTTCCGTCTCCCGTGAGGACCACATAGCCCTCGACCAGCCCCCAGAAGTAGTTACCGCTGGTGATCTCTGCCCCGGTGTCGTTCACGCAACGAGCCATGTCTGTAATGGCGCCGGACTTAATAACCGTCTCGCCAATCGTGCCTTCCGCACCAGCACTTGTGCCGTCGATAGCCGAAAACTTACAGACAAGCGTTACGGGAATAGCCGCCCCCGCCTTGAACAGCCTGTACTTGTTTCCCTTGTACCAACGTACAGCGCCATAGTCGGCGGCAAGGTCGGTGCGGGTGGCAGACGTGCCAGTAACACCAGTTCCAAAAACGCTATCTCCCATTGTCTGTCACCTCCTTAACTGTACGAAATGGTGAAGTTGTAAAGGATGCCACTGTATTTCGGAGCCGAGCAGACGACGTTGCCCGCCCACAGGAACCGACCCACAGAAACTTCCTGGTCAATCGGCTTCGCCAGCGGACGGAAGATCATGTTCTGATCCTTGTGGCTGATGAAGTCGATGTAGTTTTCGTTCAGGAACACAACCTTGTTCGACGCTGCCGTTGTAGAGTACGTCGGAAGGTGCCGATCCCCAACAACCGGAATAGAGTTCCAGCGGGAGACAAGCCAGCCGCGTTTCATCGCTTCCTCATCGTAGAGGTGCTGGCTAACGATACCTTCCTGCATGTACTTGTCGATCACCGTAGGATGGGCGCAAATCACCGTTGGGTGCTTGCTTCCATCCGAGAGCGTCCCAAAGACGGTGGAGAACTGCCGCGTGAGTCCCTGCGAAGCGGTCGTCAAAGCGCCGCCGCCACCAGAAATCACGTTGCCAGCCCACCACGAGTACGACGCACGGGCGATTCCGCCATAGGTTGTTACACCAGTGAGAGTGCCCGCGGCAGCATCGCACATGACCTGGAGCGACGTAAGCCCCTTCGAGCTATCCGTCGCGGTCGCAGACCACATATCGGTCGCTATCGAGTCGGCAATCCCGTCCTTCGCAAGTTCCATACGGGCGTCGAGGATTTTCTTGATACCGAGGGCGTTGTCATTCTTGAGAAGTTCCATGTTCTCAATCGTGATATCGCCGTGGTACATCTTCCAGAGGAATTCCGCAGAAGTAATGTTAGCCTCTCCCGAGACATCAAATACTTCATACGGAGAGTACGACCCTGACTTCGCATAGGCGTACTTAATCGGAACCATGATGCGTTCCCCACCCTCAACCTTGGACCCCTTTTTCCACAATCTCGACATGACGATATTCTCGTCAAATACGAGACTCGGAAACATTTTGGAGTACCACTTATTGGTGATGGCGGAAACGTCGTCGTAGGTAAGAGCCATCGAGTCACCACCTACGGCACACGTCTACCCTTAACAGATTCTACTTGGAGGCTTTTTCTAAGTCTCTCAAGACCGCCGCGTTCCAGGCATCCGAGAACATCGCGGGGGCGTCCGAGGGAATAGCCCCAGGAGAAACAGCAGATGGGGCCTGATAGGCGCCGGTATTCTCGGCAATCTTGTTGGCGACCTGCTTGGTGGTTTCCTTGCGGGTCATTTGAACAATGTCTTTGCCGAACCTAGCCCAATACAAGCCTTTCACATCTTCGCTGTTTGTCCGTGCAACATCTTCCCAAATAAACGCTCGTTGTTCGGGTGTCAGAGACACACCAAACTCATCCTTCAGTTCTCGTCCTAGTTCGTCAAGCGAGTTGTTTAGGGTGAACGAGGCCACTTTAACTTTCAAGTCAGCGAGTTCGATACTCTCACGAGTTGGCCCCTGCATTTGGGTCTGCCTATAGCCGTTATCCTCTGTCTGTCCGGCGTAGAAAGACTCAAGATGCTGTCGCAAACCGGGGTTTGCTTGAAGGTCTTTCGCAAAAGTATCAGCCCATTCATATCGCCTCAATGCCTCGACCTTGGCAATTCGTTCTTTGGCGAGTTCGTCCTGCGCACGCTTCATTTCCGGGCGAACTTCCAAGTACGATTTTTTCAAGTCATCGACAGACATTTCGGCGTCTGGACCGTCACCAACTCGCACTCGAATGGTGGAGAGATCCGGTGCTTGAGAGGACCCGCCATCGGGCGCACTTAGCGTTACCTCAGGCGTTTCTTCTGGCTGAATCGTCCCTTGACTCATCGGGCTTTCGGATTCGGTCGTCATACAAAAGTCTCCCTTCGGTTACATTGGGGGAAGGGGCGCTTGCCCGCCCTGAGGCGGTAGTGGCGCTTGCCCACCCATTGGCGCTTGCGGCGGCTGCTGTTGTCCTTGCACCTGCTGTAGTGATGCAACAAAGCCGTTAAGCGCGGAAAGATTCTCTGGCGTGTGGCCTTCATCCAAAAGAGCGGAGAAAGCCATCGCCAGAAGTTGAGCGAACTTTGAGGTGAACTGCGGCTGTCCTTGGGGGGCCATTCCTGGAGTACCTTGCGGCATACCAGGAGGACCAGCAGGAGCAGGCGGATTCACCATGTTAGACGTTTGCTGAATGTTTGATGCAACGGTTGGGTCGTTTCCACCCACACCTATATTTCCTCGTCCCTGCGGCATAGGCATCTAAGCACCTCCGGGTATTGGTTGCTGAGGCGGGGCCATAAGAGCCTGCCGCTTCATATCCCACAATGGCCTCATTCGTTCTGTTAGTTCCTGTTTGTCTCTTATCGACGAGTGATCCACGATGAACTGCTCGTCCACAATTCCTCTCTCGTACCACCACTTGATTCGTTGCTCCTCAAGAAAGCTGGAGGACGGCATATTCACTCCGGCTTTAATTGTGATGTCGTAATCATCGGGGTGAATTCCCGTGAGGTCAATCTGCCCCGTGCCGTCTTTGTCATAGTGGACGCCTCGGATGTAGAACGCCCCCAACATACTGATAAGGTATGCGGAGAGGTCTTTGATCGCGGCCTCAAGGAACCGACTTTTGAGTTGAAGGCGAATCTGTGCGCTCTCGATCAACTGCTCAATTCCAAATCCAGAACGAACTTGCCCCGGCGCATTTCCCCGGAGCGGGTCGGGAACGCCAAACATATCTTCCAGGTTCGCCTTCAACATCATCAAGCTCTCAAAGGTTCCCGAGTGAATCGGGGGAGACGCTTCAATCCTGATTCCATTGATGTCTGTTACCCCGGTCCAGTCCATCGGGTTGTTCGTCAGTTCCGATGGATCGAGTCCCGAGGTAGAATCGTAGAACTTCCACGGGTTCGCGTGGTAATTGAGGATTTGGAATATCTGGTTGGACCGGATGTTGTACTGCTCTTGGAGTGGCATCGCCTGTTCCAAGTCCGACATCCACCACTGTTCCCCTGGAATAAAGTAGTTCATGTAGTCGATGTAGGGGAACGCGGGGAACGGGTTCGGGCGATCCTGAAACACGTCGTTCCCGGCGAACTGTACTAGTCTCCCACGGGGAAACGCCGGTTGTTCGTCGGGAGCCTTGATCTGGAGATCAAACACCCGCTTCAAGTCTCCTATGGTGCGCTCGTCACAGAACCACCCATCGACAAACTCGATGGCCGGTTTGTCTCTGCGCTTCCCCTGTACGACATCTTCCACGTATGACTGCGTAGAAGTGTCAATAGCGGCCCCAGGAGCGGTGACGTGGCGGCCAGGACCAGCATCGGCGGCGTACTCGGGATAGGCCGGATCATTAGTAGTTTCTTTCTCGAACAGCTTGTCGATCTTTGCCTTTTTATCCGGGTACATCCGATAAAGCGAGAGCTTGTTGATGGGCCTCGCCTCGAAGATGTAGTTCATGTCTGGAAGCCACAACTTTCCAGGCTCCAGGAAGATGTTTCTTGTGTCGGGAACCTCCACCTTTACGTCTCCGAGTCCCTTTCGGAGCCTCGGACTCCAGGTGGGCTTAAAGAAGGACCGCCCGAATATGAGTCCGTATGTAACAAACTCCACTAGTCTCAGGTGGAGATCGTTTCTCTGGAAGATCCTAAGAATGAGTTCGGTGATAAGTTCACCAGAGAGATCGTTGGGATCGTCAACGTGCTTAACCGAAATCTCCGGGATGTTGTTGGAGAGCATCGGGACTTCGGTTTGTACCATCGCAAACAGGAAGTTGGTGGCCGTTGTCAACTCTCCCGGCATCACATCTTCCATTTCCTGCTCGCCCCTGAACCACTTCAACTGCTGGTCCCACACCTTGTCAATACTCTTGCGAGAGTCCTTAGACTCTTGCAGAAGGACGGCGAGGGTTTTCCCAATGTTTTCAGGCACTATGCTCCTCCACGATTTTAAGAAATTCCCTCTCAGCCTCGGGGGATCGCAGTATTACATCATCTGGGTCTGGAAGGTGTCTTTCCATCGACGAATAGCTTTCGTCGGTTTCGACCAGGCCCATTTCTTTGAGTTTCCTGGACTTCTGGCGAGGGCCGGTGATTCGGCCAAGATTCGGGTCGTTATACTCTAGTACAAGAAAGTTGGGTATTTGGTTTGCCATGTCGATTCTGCATTGGCCACCGCACTTATGACAGGTGACGTTATGCCGGTTCTCCACGGAATTCATCCCATCGAACCCGTAATCACACTCCTGGCATCTGTAGGCGTATATGGGCATTAGTTTGTCCAGATGATAGTAATGTACCCCCACATAGTAGATGCCTTTGCTCGTATGACAAATAACGAGTCAAACTCCGGCCCCCAAATATATTTCTGTGGAACCACCGAATAGAGGGTTTGGCCGGGACCAGGAAACTTATATCTGGCTACTTCAGATGACGATTTCTTTAATACAACGTAAAGACTATCGGTTGTTCCCGTGCCGCCAACCTCAAACGCTATCTTGTTTGTATTCCCGTATCCAAATGCACTAAGATTCCATCCTAGACTATCTGCGCCAACAAGAGCACCCATATTCGCGGCAAGTGCCGGGTCGTTGGTAGTAGTCAAAGGAAATCTATAAACCTTTATGTACTGCGTTTTTGCGTTCCACGGCACCTGAGCGGAAGCGAGAGACGCACCTACCATCAAGCACACAACAAGAAAGAGAAATCGTTTCATCTCGCCCTCCGTGGCTAGTACCAAATGATCTCGTAGAACGTATTTGCCGTATCCGCCCGAACCACACCAATACCGTACACAGGAATACCTCTAAATGCCCTCGTTACTGGTAGGCTTGTAAGTTTGGGAATCGGCCTCCAGTATACGGGAATCGAATCATAATCATACAAACAGAAAATGATCGAATCATCTGCCGCCACACTAAAGTAGGTTATGTCAAAGTTTAGTGTTGGGAGTGAAGGAGCAGGATGATAAGTAGAATCAGCGGCACCGATAGATCCCATCAACACAAGCGTGGTATCGGTACTCCCCTTTTTGCTTTCCTCTGGTATGACCAGTTGATTTGTTTCCTGAGACATAACGGACAACGAAACCATGAGGACCAAACAGATCAGTAGAAACGCTGTAACTCGCTTTCTCACTTCTTGCCTCCCTTTTTCCTGGCGGCCCAACGCTCTGCCTTTCGGTAGAGATTGGAGACGTTCTTCCTCGTGGCTTTTGTTTTGTCCCAACTGTCCTCGGCCTCGTCCTTCACATCCTTAGCCACGTCTTTTACTTTTTCCACGACCTTCTTTGCGCTTTTTACGAAACCCGGCTTCTTTGGCACAGTTACCTCCAGTTGGGGTTTTCGACCCAGTTCCTATAGTACATAGCACAATTTTGAGAATCTGTCAAGAACTATTTCAGACATTCTTTACAGATTTCCGTACATTCTGAAATCTGAACTTCCTACTTGATCCCTTCTTGTCTCTACCGGACTTCCCACTAATGAGCCGTTTCCACTCTGCTAGTAGGGGGAACTTCCGGGTATCTTCCTTCTTGGTCTGGAGTCCCCTTGGCGGCCTCGTAATGGCAACCACGTTACATAAGGCGTCCAACCCGTCATCTGTCATACCCAGAGGAAACTCCAGAAGCTCATCTTCCAGCCAGGAGAGTCCTGGGAGGATATGGAACGCGCCTCTTTCAAACAACGGCTGTAGAGCTAATACAATACGGTCCTGCTTGGTTCTGTTGGAGGGGTAGGCAATCCATTCTGTATAAGGGGGTTTCCCCTGCCAGTCAAATTTGATGTGGTCCATGAACTCTTTCATCTGCGCCCTATCGTACTTCTGGCAGGCGAGTTTTAGGGACTTCCAATGGTTGCATTGTCTAAAGGCTTCGAGGGCGCCCTGGAGTTTGGTGTACCTTTCCCGCTTACATTCCACAAGGTAGTAGTGCCATTGTGGGTCTACACCCACTGTGGCAATAACGGTGAAGTCAGAATCCCTGATTTCCCCGGTGTCGATCTTGGATTGCTCGGTAAATGCGAAGTCTACACCAGTATAGAAGCGCATATCCTGCCTACGGAAGTCCTCTGGTGTCGTGTAGAGGAGAGATGCCTTGGAGAATGTCCGCTTTTCGTCGGGTATAGGGTCGAGAAGGTACTGAGACCCGAAGATGAACGACCCCTGCTCCCTTTTTAGCTGGTCAAGGGCCTCCAGGGGGAACCTTTTGGGGAAAACGGCCTTTCCATTCGGGTCTATGGCGGGTTGTACCAAAGTTTTATACCGCTTCTTGCCCGAACCGGCGATGTCGCGCTTGATTATACGCTCGTAAATGTCGTCGTAGTGCCATCTTGTCCCGATGATGGTCATTCGACCAGGATATTCAGCGAATTCAGGCTCAAGGATGGAGTGTAGGAGCCGGTAGAACCGCCAAACCGAGTCGATCCTGCCCCTGTTGGCAGAGAAAGTCTCTCCTTGAACGTCGTCTAGGATCAATTCGTCTACGTGCCAGCCCGTTCTAGGGGCGTCGATAGCGATAGAGGATACAGTAGGCTCCCTTTTGGTGGTATCTGACTTGTACCTAGAGGTAAGTTGTATGTTCGTCCACGCCTGATCGCCCTCGTGGTCCCCAAAAAGCTCCTTCCAGCGTTCGTTTTGCTCCATAACTAATCGGACAGCACCCACAAAGGGCACAGAAATGTCCCTTTTTTCGGACGCTATCATGTATCTTCTGTTTACAGAACCAGTTTCGATGAATTCTTTGGCGATTTTCCAGGTGATATAGCCTGTATTTGCGATGCTTGACTTGAACGAACCACGGAATACTAGCAACATTTTGCGTATTGCCGGGTCCATGACGTGTTCGCAGATACGCTTGTGCAGCTTCGGGTCCATGTCCTTGTATCCGAGGACATCTCTACAGTATGTAAAGAATCCCTCCACATCTCCACAAGTGTAGGCCCTTGCCTTGATGTAGTTCACGATGTCAGGACTTCTGCCATCTTGTCCTGCCATTTTGGCAGCCTTCATCCACCGTTTGTGGGTCTTATAACCCAATCCTCTCCAGGGATCAAATTCTGGCGATAAAGGAGTTGACAAAAATGTGGTATCTGGCATAAGCTACTTCAAAGGGGTGATACCATGTTAGTAAATATCGTGTTGGGAATGTGGTTTGTCGTGATGCCGTGCGCCATGATTGTTATTTTATGGAGAATCTTACGGTCTTGTCAAGCAATTTTCTGGAGAATCAACAACTGGCATATGGAATACCACGAGAATCACCAACCCGAACCGGGGCCGGAGCGCCACAAAATGCCTTCTGTGCCCCACGATCCTAAACGGGACAAGGAGTTGCGTCGGAAGTACCGGGAGAGGATAAAACTACAGAAAGAGGCCGAGAAGTGAAAGATACACTGAAGCTGCTAGCCGGATTTGTCGGCGTATTTCTGTTAATGGCTGCACTTCCAATCTTGTTTTTGTTTCTAATCGCCTATGTGCTTGTGTGGATGGCGGTTGACATAATGGGGAGCATTAGCCGGGAGTCTGACGAGAACTACGCTAGCGCCACCCATAAAGAAGAACGCCGGGGATGGTGCCGACACTATAAATCTATGGCAGAAAAGGAGAATCATGGGAAAGCGTAAACCAGTAGGCCCGGTCTGCTGCGTCCACCGAAAGGAAGTAAAGGATGGAGAATCCTTCCTTGCCTTCCAGTTCAAACTGGAGGATGGGACTCTCTGTGACGACATCGTATGCGGGGCGTGTGCCGGGGCCATCTTTGTGTTGGTAATGAAGAAGCTAGACGAGGGGGCCAACCCGGACTCCTTTGGGCTGTCTCACGAGGAGTCCCACTCGGACATCATTAACCCAGAGACGGGGAAGCCGTTCCAGAAGAACTAAGTCTTAATAAGGAAATTCTTATTAAAAGTTCTTAGAATCTGAAAGATTCCTCTTGACAACCGCGCCGGATTGTGGTAGGGATTTACTTGGTGTGACTAACTCAACATGAATACTTTTCCGCTTCGACCCCCTGGGGCTGGATCTCGGTCACACCACCAGCCTCGGGGGTGTTCGAGGCGGCAAGGTAGGTACTTCAGTGAGCCGCAAAGATCCCATCCGTTGGATGCCTCTCGACGTTCTTGACTGGCGCTTAGACTCAAAGGTTTGTTCAATGCACCCCATCGCAAGATCGGGATATTTGGACCTACTTTGTCTACAATGGTACGAATCGGCTCTGAAGTCTGATGAAGAATTCTTAAAGGTCGGATCGCGTTTGACAGAAAAACAGTGGGAAAAGTACAAAGGTCAGATACTTCCCCACTTCCACAAGGGGCCAGACGGACTGCTCAGACAGAGGCGGTGTGCAGAGGAAAGGGATAAAGCTATCAATATGTTAGCCGGATACAAGGAAAGGATGGAGAACGCCAGAAAGCATCGGTGGGAGAAGGAAGAAGGATCAAAGGATTGTTCAAAGGATTGTTTTGAAAAGGACAAAGGTTTGA